GAAATCGAACTGCACCTCGCCGGCGTCGATGAAACTAGCCACAAACTCACGGTAACTGCCGCTGCTGTCATGGCTGGTAACGTCGATTTCTTCCACGTCACTATCCAAGCCGCTAACGTTATTCACGTTCGTGAGCGTGGCGGTTGTCGCCGTGCCCGTTGTGGTTCCAAATTGAACCACCACACCTAATGCCGCTACACCTGGCATTGCTATACCTCCCTGAACTGAATCAAATAATCCTGAGTGACGCCTGTGCGTCCGGTATCAGGATCGTCTTGGTCACGTTCGCCCACGCATAGGCATGATTGCACGTCGATAGCGCCCATTGCGCCCCTGTAGCCATCCAGACGTTCCCGCACGGCGTTTACAACATCCCATGCGGTAGCAGACGAAGATGCCCATGCTGCTATTTGCATTCGAGGGCGTGGCAGTTGGTCCGGCCCATCGTGGGCATGTTCCCTGCGCGTATCGATGCGCTGATACACTAGCGCCGGCAGCGTCGGGTTCTGCGGCAGCTTTTGCGGGTACATGCGTGTCCCCACAAGCCCCGCTACGGTTGCGTCTGCCAGAGTGTAGGCGCGCAGTTCGGTTTCTAGCGTCATGCCCGTATGCTTTCCACAAAGGCGGCAACCGTTCGCTGTACTGCGTCCACTATCTCGCGTCCATGCTCGTCAATTGCAGGGCGCATGTAGGGTTGTGCGGCCATCTTGCTTGTGCCAAACTCAACATACTCGGCATAGTCGGTATGCGGCGCTATGATTGCTTCGATGGGCGTTACGCTGTCAACCTGGATAGAATTGCGAAGTGCACCGGTATCGACAGGTGCAAGCAACTTGCTGTGCGTTTCCACCACACGCGCGCCCGCTTCTAACCCGTCCCGCTGTGCTTGCCTGCGTTCGTTACCTGCCAGCCTGCGCAGGTTGCGAGTAAGCTGTTCACTGCCGCGCACCGTCATGCTGATAGTTGGCATTAGCGAATCTCCACAAGGCGCAGCGTGTAGCCGGTTGGCCCCCGTTGCGGGTAGCCATCGATGTGGTAGGCCAGGGGCGGGACAAGCAATTCGCCGTTACGATGCGTTACCGTTACGGCATCCTCTTCATTCAACCCCTCGCCATCTTCCAACGACAGTCGCAGCATGGCTGAAATGGTCACGATTGCCCCGCCTGGTCGCGCTTGCTCACGCGCTGCAATGCCGCCGGTCACGTCTAACCCGCACGCCACGCCCGTTTGCTCTGCCCACGCTTCCACTTCTTCACCGTAGGCATCCTGCGTTATGGTCAGCACGCGCAGGGTACAAGTGTCCATCATGGCTCCACTCTGCACCCCACGCATGGCGGCAAGCTCAGCAGGCGTGAACGGAATCATTAGCCCACGCCCTCGGCTTCCGTTTCCAAATCCCAATCGTAGGGATCAGCCGTATAGATTATCGTGCCGATTTCAAGCCCATAGTTCGGAGCGTAGGCAAACGCAGCCGTTTCAGCATTCGTTAGCAAGGTTGCCAACTGCGCCATAACTTGGCTGCGTTTGTAATCGCCACCATCTGCACCGAAATCGTAGTATGTTGCCGCCGTTGTCTGCGCCACTTGCAGAGCCGCAACCCTAGCCAGCGCCCGAATCTTGGTAACATCCGTCGCGTCGGCTATATCACTCACGCCGCATGCAAGCGTTACGTCATGGACAGCCTCTATCATGTTCGTTTCGTCAAGAGCAAGCGTTTCCGCAATGCGTCCCAACGAATCGAACATGTAGAATGCTAGCGTTGCCTCGGTGTAACTGGTTGGAGCTGTCACGGCTTCACCCTAGTTGTTAGACGTTGCCAGTTGTACCCAATTCGTACCGTCACTCACAAGCGTCAAGGAATCTGCCGCACCAAGCGCAATGTTGCCCGTTAACAAGAGCGTGCCAGTGTCCGTAAACGTAATAGTCTGCGCGCCGACATTGACAATGTAGAGCAGCGTAGAAACCGTTGACGTGGCAATGGACGAAGTTCCTACCGCGCCCGTTGCGCTGATAGGTTGATAACTGCTAACTGGCGTCAACGTTCCATTAGCGCCAAGTACAGCCGTAGCCCCTGCTGTCAGATTGACAAGCGTGCCAACAGTCACAGCCCCGCCAGTGTTCAGACTGGCAGCGTTTACGTTGTCCGTAACAACCAAGTCGTCACCGGCTGTTACATCTCCGGTAAGCGTCGATGTGGTTTGCACCGTCAACTTTCGCGCGATAATCCACTCGAACGGTTGACGAACCTGCGCCATCAACGGACTGAACAGCGTTACGAACAACACAACGGCTACTAGGGTAGCCCCCAAGAAATACCGTTTATTGCTCATAGCGTGCCCCCTTCGCTCTTGCCCTTGGCGGGCTTCGCTTCTGTCGCCTTAGCTGGCGTAGCATCCGCTGGCGTAGCATCCGCTGGCGCCTGTGGCTGTTCCTCTGGTTGCTCTGCCGATTTCCCTTCCAGAAAATCAGCGAGAGCTTCCATGCGGAACAACTGTTGCAGACCAGGATCGCGGTTGGTAACGTCAAGGCTAGACGCATCGGCGTTATCCGCTTTAGCCCGTTTCTTAATCGCCAACAGAATACGATTCCATGCCTGCGCCTCTCTCACTGCTTGAGTGTGCGGTTTCATAGCACCCCCTTTACAGCGGAGCCGTGTAATTGGTAGGCACGGCGTAACTGCCATTCCCAACTCTTTGCACAAGAGCGCCCACGCGGTTCTGAGCACCGAAGCCTGCCACACGCAGGTATTGCGATTCAAAGAACGGATAATCGTTACGTTCGGCAACACGGTTGAAGCCACGCAACGAAGATTCCGGCTCTTCACGCATACCGATGGGACGCGGCCCGCTGGTCATGGTAGCGATGATGTAATCGGTTGGCAGGGACTTCCATTCGGCCAACCATACGCCCGCTTCGTGATAGCCAAACAGCGTTCCAGGGATAGTTGCGCCAAGCGAACCGGACACAACAGTTGCAGCCGAACCGACGCGCAGGTTGGGGTCAGTCGTCGGGTAGAAACCGGACAACGCCTCAACAGCCGCCTTGTTCGCAGTCGGGATGAACGCCACAACATCGCCGCTGTTTTCGGGGTGCTCTGCCAGTTCCGTATAGATAGCAGGGAACGGGTCAGTAGCGTCCGCAATCGCAGCAGCTTGCGCCAGGAAGTGGGTGTCAGTTGCGCCCGCATCCGTGCCCGCCTGAATGAGATAGGTATCAGTATCGGCATTAGCAAGGGGCTTGATGGTCAAGGCGCCATGCTCAGGATCGGTAAACGTCCAGTTGACGTTAGTGAACAAAGCCGCCATGATGCGATCCCGCATCCAGCGTTTGTCAGCCGTGACGAGGGTCGCCATCGTGTTATTGGCATCCTCTACCCGCATTTTCTTCGATGCGTAGTAGGTCTGCCCCCATGCAATACCGGCCATCTGCAACGGGACAGCAATGTCATAGTAGCCGGCAACCTTCACCGGCAGCGCCCGCCCATTCTCGTCAAGGGGCTGCAAGGAAGCAGCACCAGGAACTTTGTTGCGAAGCTTGTATTGCGTGGTGTTGTCCACAAACAGCGACATCAGGTCATTCAGCGCACGGTTATGCTCTGCGATTGTTGCGTCAATCGCCGCATTGACAACCTGCACGCCCACATCCTCGATTCGTTCCGAGAATGCATCTTTGAGATTCAGGAAGCCGTACAGCACTTGATTAGCCATATTAGCCCCCTACCTCAACCGAAAGAATCTTGTCATACGCCGTGCCAAGCGTGGTAGACGTGCCAGCAATCACACGCCCCAACACGGTCGAAACCGTGCCAGCAACGGTACTGAGCCGCCCATCTGTATCACTGAGATAGATGGCGGCATCATAAGCAAGCGCCGTAAGTGCAAAGCCATCCATAACGCCCTTGCGGATTGCGGTAACTGCTTCACCCGCCGCCGCCGCGCGCGTAGCAATGCCCCATACGCGAGCTTCACCCGCACTAGAGCCATTGCTCTTTGTCCATTTGCCAGTCGTGGTATCGATACGCACCGCATCCCCCGCCGCAATCGCTTCTACACACGGAAGGGTGAGTTGAATTGCTGGTGCTCCGACAATCTCCACACGAGCGGCAGTCGTCAAGGCTACTTCATTAGCCATTGTGTTCTGCTCCTAGGTTACAAATCTCTGTAGAACGCCGCAGAAGCTTGACGTGCCGCCTCTTGCTGCGCTGCATCCATGCCGCCCTGCGCGCGAGGTGTAGCCGGTACGCCGTTCGGTTTCTGTACCGGCGGCGGCGCTATCTGCTCACGATTCGAGGCAAGCCATTCAAGTTGTTCCGCTACATCCAGCTTGTCTAGCAGCGGCAGGAGATGCTTCGGCACGTCTTTGCGCAGCGCTGTTACCTGTTGGCTTAGTGCCTCACCGTAACGGTCTGCCTGCGCCTTGGATGCTTCCAGGCTAGTTAGCTGCGTTTCAAGTTCGGCAAGTTTGACCGCCCGCTGTTCTGCGAGTGATTGCCATTCGCCGTTCTTTGCTGCCGCCTCTGCCTGCGCATCCTCACGCGCCTTCTGTGCTGCTTTCTCCGATTTCTTACGCTCACGCTCTAAGCGTTCTGCAAGCATGTCGTCAACACGCTTCTGGAACTCGGCTTCGCTAGCGAACGTAATCGCCGCCTGCTGTTTCGCCTCACCATCCCCGCTGTTTGCATCGCCTTGCGCCTGCCC